TTTGTAATGTAGTATGGTTGATTGCTAACTATTGCGCGTGTGATGGTTGGTAGTTTGTCACCATAAGTTCTAACGAACTTATTGATGGCTCCACGCGCTTTGCCATAATGCTCTATGGCTTCTGTCAAAAGTTCGCTACCATCTTTACGCTCTTTCTCGTTTAGCACTTTGTTGCCTCCTGTTTTTGTTGTGGGACTAGAATCCCGCTGCGATTTTCAGTGCGAGTGCATGACTGCACAAGTGGTGAGAGTCGCTTCCATTGTGATTTCCCCAACGGCACGTACAATTGAATGCACCTTGCATAGTGACCTGGCTTTGGTATGTTCCAGTATCACCCTGCACGGCACCATATGCAATGCCATTTTTGGGGTCAAATCGTGTGAGTGTTACACAATCTTTGTCCAACAATCTACGTGCCTTTGCTTGTACGTGCTTGCTCATGTGGCTGCTCCTCTTTGTGTGTGCAGAACATTTGTCTCAATAAAAAAGCCCTCTCCGAAGAGAGGGCAAAAGATACGTATGAAGTTAGCGGTGTGTCATAATTCTACTACCGTGATTGTAGTGCCTGGTATGTCACACATCCTTTCCAACATGCGTTTAGCAATTGATGCAGCCTCGCACCATGATCTGCCACTACCTGCGTTGAACCAAAAGTTCAGGCGAAAACATCCCCATCGAATTGTGTTGCCAGGGCCAGGATGTTCATTACTAGAGTGCATACCATTCCGGAATTGTGGCTCGAATGTTCCACCACTCTTTTCGCCACCATCTCAGTAACCATATATTGGCTCTGGGAATGTTACTGTTACTGCATATTGTTGATCGTTCACTGTGTTGCTCCTTGTGTGTTTGTGCATTTCACCATGTGCCAAACAGCGTTACGAATACCCCCTCAAATAACCAGCTGCATACTTTGGTTAGCCAGAGAATGTGTACGCCATTGTAGTGTAGCACTGGTAGTATGTAGCTAGCAAGTTGGCCCAACAGTAAATACGTGCTGATTGCGTGTCCTATCCTACGCATTGTTATTCTCCTTATGTATGTGTGTGTACTACGCGTGAAAGGCTCTCATGCACTGAATGCAGCAGAATGTTTCTCTTTGCCAGTTTATCCACCCTATGAGAGAATCATCGTTGCGTATGCCATATCGAAACGCGCCACCTTTTGCACGTTCGTTGCCACACCATGCACAATTGGCATTGTGCTCTACTTTGCGCATGATGCAGAAACGGCCAAATGGATCGTGTGATACTTCTGTTGATTGCATTGCAATTCTCCTTATATGTGTGTGGGAAAAGCCCCAACGCAAAGTGTATAAGCAAACAAGTGTACAAGCAAACAGGTGCATAAGCGTGTTGCTGGCTGCTTATACACTTTGCGTTGTCGCCTTTCGTTTCGTTCTCTAATAGATTGCACGTATATGCTTTCGTTTTACTTGTACGTATACTAGAATTCGGGTATCACATGCTTATCGTGGTTGGTTCTCTTTTGTTGCTGTCTACGTCCATTTACACAAAAGTTATGATTACTTATTGCGTAACTACGAATTCGCATTATATGCTCGCTCTTAGATATTATATTTCTCTGTTGCAGGGTCAGGCTCTGTATTACACAAGAAAATGTAGTGTTCTTTACAAACTTTAATAATGAATGTACCATTTTATGGTACACAGCAACACACAGCCTGCAAAAGAGATATATAATATATAATACTAATACTAATACTAATACTAATACCTTTACTTATAGGCTTTCACTTTGCCCTGAAACAATTTGTGACCTCAAAAGGGTTTTCGACATAAAAACCACTTATAGGGGCTGACGGATTAGCCCCTATTTTTTGTGCTCGCGGTTTCTTGCCGTTGTGTGTGGTGTTGCCCATAATTCTGGTGCTGGCCTTTGCTTTGCATCAAAAAAGCCTACTCTTGCGAGTAGGCTTTTTGTGCTTGCGGTTTGTTGTGGTTATCGGCGCGTCACCTTGCGATGATTGCGCTTGCAACATGCCAAGCATATCTGGTGCTTTGTTGGCGTCACGATCATCGTGTGACCGCATTGTTCACACTTGCGCTCGTATGTCTCCATGTCAGTTCTCCTCATGTGTGTGGCTATTGCGAATTGTCGCTATACCAACAGGTCAAGCAATGTGGGCAATGCAGCGTCAAGTAGGCCCTCCGACTTTGCAAACGTGATACCATATTCTCTCCAAAATCCTGGCCGCAGGCTTGGCAGTGATACTTGCCGTTGGGCAAGCCCACCACGGCAAACATGGGCAGCTGATCGTATCCTGGCCTGGCCGGTTTGCATGATTGTATTCTTGCCGTCAGATATGCTATCACGTCTGCCAGGGCAGCCAGGGGATACACCTTCCCGTCATACTCGCGCCTGGCCGTTTGCAAGGCCAAGCGCAAAGCTCGCATTTTGACTGTATCAGCCATGCTCTTTACTCCTGACAAGCGCAAAACCCTGAAGCTTATGCGTCAGGGCTTTTGCGCGAGACTATTCAGTTGTTGGCCCGGCTATTCGAGAGTGACGGCTCCTACGTCCAGAATGTCAGTTGCGCTTGCAGCTATCGCCGTGAGGAGGTGAGTATTAGCCCATGCCTCTGCTACGGTGTTGTTGTCGTCAGACGCCTGATCGACAACCGTCCGCCACATTCTCACCGCGTCATTTTCTAGAGCACTATCCTGGCGCTCCTGCGCGACGCGCTCGACATACTTGACGATGTCCAGTACAGAATAGACAAGTGTTCCATCCTTCAGCTTACCGCACCGGATACCATTCTCTTTCGCCCAGTCGGGCTTCAGGAGGGCAACCGCATGGCTACCAACGAGTAGGCCTTTGGCCTTCTTGCTATTCACGAAACGATCAGCTTTACCTGGCATTGTACGTACTCCTTGCTGCGAATGTGTGCGGGTGACCATAGACGCTGAGACCGGATCATTCACATAAACACACTCCTTCGATATTCCACACCGGCAGCTTCTATCATGCGCTTGATAGCGTCATTGTCAAAGCATATCTCTGCCGGTGTGGTATCCAGTTCATCGAGTGCTCGCAGGACGTTGTTTCGCGCATTGACTGCTGCGCGCGAGACGTAACCCCCTGATCCATAATCCTTTGCTATCTCGATAATCATATCGAGCGCATTGACTGCCGTTTGCAGTTCCTCTATTGCCGTCATTGTAGCATCTCCTTTGTGTGTGTGTGTGTGTGTGTGTGGCACATATGTTATCGGCAATTCTGCGCCACACTTTACTTGTTGGCCTTGCCGTGACTCCAGTATAGCACAACTCGCACCACTTGTCAAGTGGCAGTTTCAGACGTATAGGGCAAGGTGCGTGTGTGAGCACACCCTGGCTAGCCTGCGTGTGATCCTCTTGTGGCCACAACATGAAGACGTATCCCAGCGAAAGTGGGGGGCCACTCTCCATACACTTTTGCGATACTAGAATACCCTCCACCAAAAAGTGGTGTGTTCATGTTACTTTTGTGTCAGCGTACACATCAACGTATGATATTGACAGCAGAAAATGTTCGTGCTATAATGGTGTGATAGAAAGAAGGGGAAATATATCGTCTGCAACGGAGTAAGGGATAAAACATCCGTGGTCAAACTTCCGTCTCCCGCTGAGAGCTTCCCCCTGGAAAAGTACCAGGAGTTTCTGGATGCCCTTCGCATTAGAGCTTCACAGCAACCAGTTGCTCCAGTTGCACCAGTTATAGTTATCGAAAATAGTGAGCACAAGCAAGCTATCTTCAATTGTCTCGCAAACAATTGGAGTGCGGGAAGAATTCATGCTTACCTGTTGCAAACTGTGCAAGTTGATATTCCAACAGCAGCTATACAACAGTACCGCGATAGCTTAGATAAAGACGCCTTTCTCCCTATTTCTTTTCTTCAAAGCAAGTTTAAAGAGTTAGACATAGAGGTTGATGCAATCGGTGAGCTTGCACGTTTATTGAAACTGAAAGCAGAACGTTTGGACATGGCCCTCTTCCTTGAAAGCGTCACATTCCCTTTACATTCTATCGTAGATCAGCAATTGCGCGAATATTGGGATTTACTCAAAGAGTACCTTGCGATTCAGAAGGGGCTTGGTTTCTTTGCTGTGGACACTGTAAGTAACGCTAGCCTACAGAATGTACTGCCAGCTAATATGCCACCAGGTGAGATACCATCTATTAGACATTTGTTGGAATTAAGAATAATCTCCGAGAAAGCACCGCGCCGCCAAGAACCAATTGATGCTGATGTAAAGGTGCTTACATGAAATGCGAAGGAGATACATTAGAAGGGGTAAGTGTAATCGGTGTGGATGGTGTTGCATAAAAGAGGGGTGTGAGCATTTGGCTTGGAATGGAAATATCGCAGTCTGTGAAATCTATGAAAGCAGATTTGATCGCTGTAAATGGTTCCCACAAGCACCGCCTATATTGATTGATAAATGTGGGTACTACTTTCTTGATACTTGGGATGATAGAGTCGTTGGAGCCAGAGAGGTCTAATGACCGTAACAATTACTGGTAAAAACTATCAATCTATAAGCGACTGCGAAGCCCTTGGAACGTGGGTTGGTAATAAGATTGTCCCTGTGTCAGATTATTTCAAGCAGGGGTCAAACTCTCTTGGATTTACTCTTATTACTGCGGGAAACAATGATTGCTACCTTACGGGATCGTGGAATTTAAGCGCGACGCCACACTTGAGAATGTGGCTGATGACCAGTTGCTTGAAGGAATTAGACTCAGACATCAACGGCGGGATTCAGATTTATGTAACGGGTGGAGGAAACACAGGCTATTGGAAGATCATTGGAAAAGAGTCTTATCCAGGTGGTTGGTATAACTGCGTCGTTGATGTTAGTAGCCCACCTGATTTGGGTACTGCGCCCACTCTAACATCTGTCACAGTGATAGGGTTTAGACTTGTATTAACTGCGGCTCCCAAGAACATTCAGAACACATGGGTTGATAATGTTATCTGTTGCGATGGACTAATTTGCACCAGCGACGCCCAATTTGGTCTTCAAGAGATATATGATAAAGACAACGCACCAGCAGGTGCTTGGGGTGTAGTCAGAAAGATTGGTGGCGTTTATTTGCTCACCGGAAGCCTAACATTCGGAGATGCTTCTGGTTCTGAATCATGTGATTTCAAGGATGTTAGCCAGACGATAGTTTTTGAGAGTAGGAAAGTAAGCACAACGCTTTATGGCCTCATCGCTGTGAATAACACAGGTGTCTGCAAAGTTCAAATGGGGGATGCGGGCGTATCGGGCTGTATGGTAAGAACGCAATCACTAACACAAACGCCTAAATATGCCATAACTTGTATAGACACTGATGTTTCAGATTTTAAGTTGCATGGGAGCACTTTCCTCGATGCGGGAATAATCTCTTTACCTCTTAATGGAGTTAATCGAGAAGTATTGAGTTGTGCCTTTGAAAAATGCGGGAAGGTAATAGCCAGTACATGCAAAGTGCAATACTGTAACTTCATCTCATCGGATGGAGATGCGGTTTTGATAAACGATGATCCACATTACGTCACGGATTGTAACTTCATCAGTTGCACTAGAGGAGTCGAGATTGATGCGGTAGGAGATGGAACTTATGACTTTGATGCTTTGGTGTTTAGCGATGCTGGTTGGCCTCACGTTAATAACACATCGGGAAGCGCCCTGACGGTTGCAAATGGGCCTGGATCGAATGCCTCGACCTATACAGGCACTCAAGTTAATTTCAGTACATCAGTTCAATTAACAATGACTGTCAAAGATGAGCAAACTCCGCCCCAACCCGTCGAGGGAGCCTTTGCCTATATCGACGATCAGGACGATGAGCCATACATTATGAATACGACTACCAACGCGCAAGGTGTAGCAACAGTGCCTTACGAGGGTAGTACAGTTACGAATGCTAGGTGGAGGGTTAGAAAATATGGTTACAGAAATTTTAAGCAACTAATAAGTATAGCAAGTGATAGTATTAATCTTCCAGTAACGTTGGTTGTAGACCCGCAACAAACATAGGAGGAATAAAATGCCTTTAGAATCCGATTTCACTGTGAATGATACGGCAAAAACGGTGACGCATATAGGTGGGACGGAGATTTTCACCGTATTAGCCTTTTTCCAATGGTTGGCTGCTAAGTTTGCTGCGGCAGCCTATATGGATGATGACTACCCCTTTGTATCAGACACTCCGCAGGTTTATCGTTGGGTGAATGCTTGGGATATGGGAGACGAAGCATCGTATCAATTTTTGAAAGGTGGAGCAATCGAGAGTGCAGATGGCAATAAACTGTTTGCCAACTTGTATTCGATTGGTTCTCAGTTTAGAAATTCAATGATCTACATAATCCAGGCCGATGCTGAGGTAACGCCTTGGTGGACACCTGGAAACATCGATATTCTCATCAAAGTTAGAGAGGGAGGTACTCCAATAGATAGTGGAAAGGTCATGGGATTTTCTAGGGATACAGATGCTCTATATGACCACAACGAAGTTGACTTGGCTGCTGGTGGAAGAAACCCTGTTGGTATTAATACTTTTGATGACATCAACTATAAGGAGACGGGGGATATTTACCTCGATGTTGATACAGTAGCCAACTTTGATGCTGGCAACTTCGCTTACGGTGTAACATCTACGGCGTCAGGTAGAATACAATATGTCGATGTTACCAATACCAGGCTCTATCTTTGCCAAGTAGAAGGAACTTTTGTGGTAACAGAGACAATTGTAGAAAGGGTGACTAGGGGTGGTACTAACTCAGATGGCACGGCGACCAATCACGCTACTACTGCTGAGTTTGATGTCATCAGGGGATATGATGACATTATGGAGGTCTTTGTCCAGAGAAAATTTGAGGGCGGCACGGTTGGTGGTGGCCCATTCATAGTCGGTGAGGTTGTTAATCAGGCATCTTCTGGTTGGGCTGGTAAGTATGTAGCCATACTGAGCAACGTTCTTTATATGGAAAACACAACGGGCACGCCAGACAATACAGGCCAATTGGTAGGTGTTACATCAAGTGCAACTTATACACCAACTTCTACGTCTGCCCAAACTACCGTTGACAAGGACTTGAATAACGGTAATGGGCCACAACCTTACAACTGCGTGGTGGATTGTGCAGGTCGAACAGTTCTTCAAATTTACCAATATCTCAAATACATCAGTGCTCACAACTCAGTTGCAATAATAAACGGAGATGAGGGCGAGGAATATCGTTCAGCGAACGAGTCATTGCCATACACTGATACTAAGCAAGCTCCATTCGGCACATTCGCTGGTGGTACTTTCTTCGGCGCTAGAGGTATTTGGATTGAGGACTATGCAGTAGCGGCTTTCTCCCTTACTGATGCAGATGGCGATTTGCAGAATCCTCCAAACTATCAGAAGGTTTCAGTTGCCCATGACGAATTAAATGGATGTCAGATTCTGATAGCAGAAAGGTCAGGGGCAAGCATCATTAAGAATCAATATGTAATAGATACAGTAACAACCACGACAATAGTTGTTACTACTGACATCAATCCTAATAAAGTTCCTCAAAGTGGTAATCTCAGGGTTGGAGACTGGCAAGCTACCTATGCAAGTTTTGCTAGTAAAACATTCTCAGGTGTATCCCCTGACCCGACTGGCAAAACTGGGGACTTGTATGTTCCTCAGTTAGATGTTCTTGCTGATTTTACATCTGAGGAGTCTGCCAATCTCATTCTAACTACCGCCTTTGATGTTAAGGCTAGGGTAAGGAAGTATGGGTGCAAGGATTACACAATGGATACTTCCTTCCCGACGACTGGTTTGGTGGTAACACCCATTCTAGCAACTGACCCACAGGCTACATAAGATGGGGTGTAAAAGAGTTAGAGTTGGAATTACGCTTAGAGGACAGGCTTGGGTTGCTCTACACGGTGATTTCACCATAGAGCAACTCAAATCCCTTATTCGAGTGCTTGAGAACAACTGTGAAGGTCTGGAGAGAAAAGGTGCCAATAAGGGATGACTTAACCATCAATTGGATGGTGAGTCCACGAATAATTGAGGTAATTGACTCGCCGCTTGTTGTTCAAGATTTATATGATACTCTCAGAGGTAAGGCTGCGGTTGGAGAGGCTATGGATGACGATGAGATAATTGATGGTTCTGGTAAAGATGATTTGGGTGAAGGGGTGTTAGTTGGTCTAACAGTCAAACTTTTAAATGCTAAGGTAAAGTTTGAAGCTAGAGCATCTCCAACCGTCTGCATTATACGGGGTGGGAATCTCATCGCGGTAGATGTAAATGGCAATAGTATGACTCCCATAGAACCCTCAACCAATATCAGCGTTGTCATCTCTCAATCAACGTCAGCGTCTCTTATTGAAGGGACTGGTATTGAGGTGGATGAGATAGCAGATGCGGTTTGGAATACGGTTGCCGCCAAACAAATCTCTGAGCTGGTTAACTTTATAGCAGACGTTGAAGGTGGGCGTTGGAAGATAGTGAATAACCAGATGATCTTTTACAAAGCAGATAACGTAACCGAGATAGTACGTTTTAACTTGAAGGGCAAAGAGGGTCAGCCCACAGAGACAGATGTGTACGAGCGAAGCCGCGCATGATAGTCACACGCGGCTTTGGCCTCGGTCTTTTGGTGGTCACGCGGGGTTATGGCCCACGTTGGATCACAATAGAGATAGTGGAACTGTCACTTTATGATCGAGAGGTCAATTTGACTCTATCAATTCGAACGAATATTTTAACGCTCGATCCAATGCGAGCCTTTGGGTTAATGCCGACCAGACGAGTCGTCGATCTAACATTAGAGCCAAGAACTACCGACCTGACTGTGGAAGATAGAAGCACTGATCTGACACTTCTGTTGGAGTGAGTTATGTCACTAGCAGTGAGAGAGAGAGTCCCATTGAGCAGGGACGAAACGAGGAAATTTTATACAAACTCATTACGACACCCTGGGGAGGTAAGCCGTCGAACGTTTTGGTGGCGGCCTACGACGCTACCGAATCTTTCAGAGATGTAGGTTCCGCGGTACTAAAGGGTTCGTCTGAAATAGATGGTGATGTCATTACGCTTCCTGCTTTGAAGTCTTTGTCAATGGGGCACAATTATTACGTTGAGATAAGATTCACGTCTGGTGGGGATGTTAAGGAAACCCACGTTGAGGTACGTTGTGTGAGATAATATGCAATTAACCACTAAAGACCTTTTATTGATCCGCGCTGCACTTATGCGCAACTTCACAATTGAGCAACTGGATAAGTCGGGATTAATTAACGAACCGATTGACAGTCGCACAATTCGCCTTGCCTTAGCAGAGGTTGATTTTGAGTTCTTCAAGATGTTCTACCTTGAGCATCACTTCTTTCTACCGTCTGCAAGGATGCACCGTGAAATTACTGAAGAGATTGAGTATATCATTCGCACGAAGGGGAAAATCTACAGCGCAGTCGTATGGCCACGTGGTTTCGCCAAAACCACTACTGTTACGCTCGCACTACCTCTTTGGTGTGCATTACTACGCAAGCGACGTTACATTCTAATCGTCTCCGATTCTCACGATCAGGCGAAGCAACAGCTTGCTAACCTACAAAGTGAACTAGAAAACAATGAACGTATTCGTGAAGACTTCGGGGACGTACAAGGGCGTGTGTGGCAGCGTTCCGAGATTGAACTTTCCAATCGTGTTCGTATAGAGTCCCTTGGAACGGGCATGAAGATTCGTGGACGTAAGTATTTGCAATTCAGACCCGACCTCATTATTCTTGACGACATTGAGAACTTGAAGAGTGTGCAATCCAAGCTACAACGTGAGACAACCTACTCGTGGTTAACACAGGAGGTCATTCGTGCTGGTTGGGATGACACAAAAATCTTCATCGTAGGTAACTTCCTCCACTTCGATTGCCTACTGAAGCGTGTTGTAGCTAATCCAATGTTTAGGCACATGGTTTTTCAGGCCGTAGTCTCATGGGCTGAGAACCAAGCCCTCTGGGATACATGGCGCGGCCTCATAACCGACCTCAGTGATGAGCGTAAGAACGAGACGGCTAGTATGTTCTTCGAGCTAAACAAAGATGAGATGCTTAAAGGTGCTGAAAGTGCCTGGTCAGCAGGTTACTCCTACTATGATCTCATGGTCATAAAGGTTTCCGAAGGCGATGTGTCGTTCTTTACCGAGCTACAGAACGATCCACGAGACCCATCGAGATGTATCTTCAGCCGTTGGTACACGTATAGAAAAGAGTTTCGACCCAACAAAGATGATGTACCAGAGCTTTGGTTAATCCCAAACAAAGAAGGTGCTTCAGTGCGCCTGATTGATTGTAAGATATTCGCATTCACTGATCCTTCGTTGGGTAAAACGTCATCCGCTGACTATTCTGCAATTGTTATTATCGCCAAAGCGCCTAGCAGACAGATGTTTGTCTTGGAAGCCGATCTGAAGAGGCGTCCACCGACGCAAATAATGGCGGATCAAAACGCATACACACTGGATTATACTTTCTCGCGTTGGGGAATTGAGAGCACACAGTTTCAGGCTTTCTTCGCGTCCGAGTCTGCACGTGTGAGTATGGAAGCCGGTACTAATATTCCATTCATGCAGGTCAACCAGCAAAGCAATAAAGAGCTTCGCATACAATCGCTACAACCCGATTTGGAGAATGGTTACTTGCTCCTGCTCGAAGGTGGACAGGATTTGTTGAAGCAACAGTTAACCGAGTTCCCGGTTGGTGCTTACGATGACGGCCCAGATGCTTTGGAGGGTTGTCGTACTATAGCACAGAAGTGGGAACCTATTATGAGTTCTGAGATAATGCAATCAGAAGCCCACGACTTTGGAAGAACATCCGTACCACATGGTTATAGACCGATTGGCTCTAGTGATCCTTACGCCGAGCATGAAGCAAAAGCGATAGAAGAGGAGAACGCACGTCGTGTGCTACAGAAACTCCCACCACTACCAGAGCCAGCGTTTGTACCCATAATGTTCTGGTGAAAGGGGATAATGTGATCCAAACTAAAAGGGGAAAGCAATGACAAGTGAGGAGTTGGCAACTGCTGTTAGGAATTTCTGTGCACATTTTGTTATGCCGGAAGGTCTTTTGCAGCTTTGCGAAGAGCGTGTTCTTGGCCCAGGCGATGAGCAATACTCACATGGCAATCAGCAGGTGTTTGAATTGCTACCAATTGCCAAACTTGCTGATATGTTTGAAGAGGAGATTGCAGACGCGCTTGTGTATGTAGTAATGTTGTGCATCCGTTTCAAACAGTGGAGCTATCATTCCACTGTTCAGCACCTAGAGACTTTTGCCAAAGCCTTAATGGTAGCGTACTGTGATCTCGAAATGTCTCTCGATGATGAGCTTTTCGCCGAAAAGGTAAGCGAGGACGATGCCAAAGTTTGTTGATGAGACGGGGAATCATTATGGGAGATTAACAGTATTGAAGCGTGCCGAAAGGGTACATGGAAAGGACAGCGCATACTGGCATTGTCGTTGTGACTGTGGAAACGAAACTATTGTTCGTAGCACCTGTCTGCGCGGTGGACATACGAAAAGCTGTGGTTGTCTGCAAGAGGAGCGACGCTGGGAGGCTCTCGCTTTACCGGAGGGTGTAGCTGCTTTTAATTCAATGGTCAGCAATATACAGCATGGTGCTAAGGCACGCCAACTTGAATGGAATCTAACGGATGAACAGGTGGCCTACCTGACCAAACAACAATGTTATTACTGTGGTGCAGAACCATCACAAGTGTCACATCCTGCCAAATGTAATGGGGTGTATGTTTACAACGGACTTGACCGCATTGACAACGATAAGGGTTACATGATTGACAATGTAGTTCCTTGCTGTATCAAGTGTAACCGTGCAAAGCGCACAATGACGTTGGGAGAGTTCGAGTCGTGGATTGTGAGAGTATATGAGCAGCTTATGGAGCGTACTGGGAAATGACACAAGATTCTGTTGCTACCACGATAATTATTCCGACCTTTAATGGTAAGGAGCACTTGGAGCGTTGTTTGTCGGCTATTAGTCGGAATACTGCCGCGCCTTATAAACTGCTGATTGCTGATGACAGGAGCTCGAACCCTGCGTTTCGTGCTTATTTACGTGGACTTAAAAGTAGGTACAGCATTATAAAGTCACATGTGCGCCGTGGTTTTGCCGGCATCAACAATTGGGCTGTATCCAAAACAGATACCAGGTACATTTGTCTCCTCAATTCTGATACTGAGCCTGGTTATCAGTGGTTGACGTTTATGCTAGAAGAACTTGACAACAATGGGGATGTTGGTATAGTTGGTGCTAAATTGATGTATCCACCGCAGAAGGGTTGGAGTCTCGGTGGTAGCATTCAGCACGCAGGTGTCGCACGCAATAGCGACGGGCTCCCATATCACATATTTGGTGGACAGCCTGTGGACTTTCCAGCGGCTAATGTGCGCCGAGAACTGAATGCTGTAACTTTTGCGTGTGTGCTAATCCGTCGCACGTTATGGGACGAATTAGGTGGTCTCGATAAAGGCTACATCATAGGACAATTTGAAGACATCGACTTTTGCTGGAAAGCACGAAAGAACGGTTGGAAAATCGTGTATCAACCAAAAGCTACACTTCTACATTATGAGCATGGTTCAGGTGATGATGTTGTCTTGAAACATAGTATGCAAAATAGGGATCGTCTTATGCGTGTTTGGGGGAACTTGGGCAGTGATGAGCATTTGTTTACGCAGGGGGAAAGATGTTTGAGTTTTCCGTTGTAATTGCTGTTTATAACCGACGAGAGAGCCTATATCTCACTCTCTGTGCGTTGGACAAGACGCTATTGCACTACCAACAGCCTGTTGAAATAGTTGTCGTAGACGATGGTTCTACAGATAATCCTCTCGAAGTCATGTTTGAGTTTCAAGATAAATTTGCACTGCAATATCGTTGGCAACCACACAACGGCTTTCAAGAGGCTTTGGCGATCAATCGCGGATGTGCAATTGCACGTGGTCACAACTTTCTAATCACGGACGCTGACATCCTTCTAACACCGGAATCACTTGCACATCTTGCCAACATCATTCGAGCAAATCCAGGAATTATCGTTGCTGGTCGCTATGATTGGATGCTACCAATGAAAATACGTCCATATGACATTTACTACAATTGGGACAAAATAGTTGACGGAACACTTCCTCCAGCGCAGTTTGGTGGTAATCCAAAAGGTTTTATCGGCGTCGATCCACGGCACATAAGCGACCCACATCTGTTTGATGGAGATAGATTACATACACAGTTTGCCGCGATACTTTTTGCTGGCGTTCTAATGTTTCCCAGAGCACAGTACACTGCATTGGGTGGTTTTGATGAGCAAATGGTTGGGCATGGTGGTCAGGACTGTGAGTTGAGTATTCGTGCACAACAGGCAGATTATCACGTGATTTTTTCAGGGCTGGTGCATGGGTTTCATATGTATCACGACAGGGATCAGGTTGCCAATCAGACGGCATGTAACAGGAATGTCCAATACATAGCAAAGAAACACAACCTGGAAGATGTGGGCCTGTACATGTGGCATGTTGGGAACGTTATGGGCATAGCACGTGCAGGGGAAAAGTTACCATGACAAGTATTTGCGTCGTGATGGCAGTACACAATCGTATAGACAGTGTGCACTGTGCTCTCCATTCATGGGCATTGCAAACACGCAAGGGCTTTTCTGTAGTTGTTGCAGATGATGCAAGCACCGAGGACATGTGTGGGTTAGTTAAAGAATACATGGGTGCACTAAATGTATTTTATGTCTCTACTGGAGGCTCTGTGCCTCGCACTGTTCCAGTGGCGCTGAATGTAGGTACAAAAGCAGTGCCTTTAGAAACGACACATCTTTGGTACACAGATGGCGACATCATCTTCAATAGTAAAGCTATGCAGGTGGCCTACGAACACATTGCGCTGCATCCTAATAGAGTCATAACTGGTCGGTATGATTGGATGCCACCCATGATCTTTTCACCACAAGATTTGGAACGGGACTTTCAAGGGTTTGTAGATTGCAGATTCCCGCGTAGGGATGTTGATGCTGCTCATATAGTGCGACGTGTGGATCATCGAACAGGAAGTCGTGTACCAAACTGGTTCCAACATCAACTTCTCGACTCTTGCAGGCCCATTCTAGGAGCCAACGTAATCATGCCGGTGCAAGCATGGTATGACATTGGCGGTTGGGACGAGCACATTCCTGGCGCAAATGCAAATGATTGCGACTTTGGTTGGTGTTTAACTGATGCGGGTTATCATCTACTGACTTGTGAGTGCATCATAGGCTATCATCAGTGGCATCCGAGAGACATCAAAACGCTGGAACTCTTTAAGGTATCCTTGCCGTATATCTTTCGTAAGCATGGTGAGGAAGTTCCTGACCAGTGGAAGCCCTATGATACATTTAAGGAAAAGAATTGTGGCCAAGTTCACCTATGATGGTGTACAAATAGAAGTCTCTGAACCTAGACGCTGGCCTATCGAGTGGATTACATTTAGGTGTCATCCATGTACCGATTGGTTTGGTGTAGGACAGTATATGAGTGGAGAACTTCCCGAAGCTCCAATTGTTATTTGTAAGGATTCCTTTGTTGTGTTGGATGGTTGGCATAGATTGGCAGCAGCATGGCGATTGGGTCATCATTATATTATGGTACAATTTGCAGACTTTCATCTCGGAGGTGCTCAAGATCGCTGTCACATAGATAAGGTGAATTGGATGGAAACGTTGCGTCCGTGGGTTGATCTCGAATGTATCTCAGGAAGCTATCATAGAAAAGATTTTGATGTTACCTCGTTTGCTGAGGTAGTTGCTTCACTTAAGCAAGCAGGCGACATTCATATGCCAGTAGCACGATGGTGGGAACATACAAGGGCGGTTGTCTGCTTGGGCGTATTAGTCGGTCGGCGCATCTTAGATGTAGGGACAAGAGAAAGTATTATTCCAGCTTATCTTGCGGACAGGGGTGCTTACGTTGTGGCTACGGATTTGAACGTAAAGCAAATAGCGTTGCACCCTAACGTTGAGATCACACAGGCAGATGCAACGGCGTTGCAGTTTGAGGATGCCAGTTTCGATCATGTTCTTTGCACTGCTTGCATAAAACACATCACCAATGATACATTAGCAGTATCTGAGATGTTGAGGGTGTTAAAACCTCGCGGACTATTGGCATTGTCATTCGATTTTGGACAAGAATATGCAGAGTATCCTAGTGAGGCTACAGGACGGCGCATCTACAATAAGGCAGCCGTTTATACACGTCTTATTGATCCGTTCCGAGATGTGGCTATGTTGTGTGAGCCTGCCGACTTTGACCGCAATGATTGGAATGACTGGCCAATCGAAAACCAAGCGCCCTCTGTCTTTAGGAAAGGCGTAAACGTGCAAGTAGCATTTGTGCTGATGAGGAAACGATGAAAATAGCATTCGTGTACACCAAGGGGCGACCAGGAAGTTGGGCAGATCAAACTTTTGACTTGCAGGACTTTGGTGGTTCTGAAGGAAGCATGATTCGGTTTGCACAGGAATTTGTTGGTCTTGGCCATGAGGTAACGATTTACACTTCAGGGGCCAAAGCACAGCGACACGCTGGTGTTGAGTGGCACGACTTTGTTGGTGGTATATGCTATGACCAGACTTTTGACGTGGTTATTTCTGTGCGATTTCCTGTTGCCTTTGCTGCTGAGGCTGAACTTGGTGCGTTGTTTTGCACAGACCCAGAAATACCAGAGTTGCAACGTTGGGTTGCACGCGGAGACATAAATCTGGTCATCGTCATCAGTGAGTACCAGAAGCGCCTGTTTCAGTCGCAACACCCAATAGATGAGAAGCTATATCTCGTTAGTAATGCAGGTGTGGTTTACGCAGACTATGTTGGTAAGAACATCTCTAAGGTGCCAGGAAGATGTATCTACTGTAGTGTAGCAGATCGTGGTTTGGAACACTTGGTATCAATATGGCCAAAGATTCGTAGGGAAGTTCCTTGGGCAACGTTGCATATTACTGGAGGTTATTCTTTGTGGGGCTTAGATATACCACTACAAAAACAGCCTGTCCTTCGTCAGATGTTAGCGTTAGAGGGTGTGACTTATTTGGGGGTTATTTCTCGTGAGAAGCTAATTGAGGCACAATTGCAGAGTCAGGTGTTGCTACTTCCAGGGAAAGAGCTCTCTCCAGAAATGTGTTGTATGGCTGCTATGGAGTGTGCGGCAGCAGGTAATGTTTTGATAGTTGGTGACATAGCGGCTCTTCCTGAGCGTGTCATCGAGGGAGAGACTGGTTATGCTGTTAAGCATGAGGGTGATTGGCAGACAGTTTTTGCACAAAAGGCAATAGTGGCACTTACCAGTCCTCGCTTACAAGAAATGCAAGCACTAGCTCGTGCAGGCGAGTGTGCACATGATTATTCAGTATTGGCTCCTGAGTGGATAACACGCTTCGAGGAAGAGATAAATGCACGCAGGTAAGAATGTCACTATCTATGAGTTGGCAAAACTGGTGTATCCTGAAAACGTCACGCTTGGGCACCACGTCATCATAGACGATTTCGTTTTCATCGTGGCTAAACTGCCATCTGAGATTGGCAGCTATGTTCACATAGCTTCGTTCACCTCCATCACTGGAGGTGGGAGTTTTAACATAGGAGACTACAGTACGCTATCCAGTGGTGTTCGCATATTTACTGGGACAGAAAACGTTAACGGGGACAGTTTGCTAGGCGCAGCAATTCCAGCGCCGTATCGAAAAGCAATCCGTTCGCACGTACAGATTGGAAAGCATTGTATGGTGGGTGCCAACACTGTTGTTCTGCCAGGCGTGGTTATTCCTGATGGTACAGTGGTTGGAGCGATGTCTCTAGTATTGCAAGATACGACCTTAGAATCTTGGAGCATTTACGCTGGATGTCCTGTACGAAAACTCAGAGGGCGATCTAGTATGATGATACTTGCACTAGAAGCAAAGTTGCGTGCAGACGAAGGAGCGGCGACGTGAAACTTGCGATATTTGGGGCAAAGCCAGCATTTAGCACTCCGTTGCACGTTGGTAGGCCCAACCTTGCTGCGTCTACAAAACTTCTTTCTGCCTTTGAGAAGATACTTGATAGCAAATGGCTCACGAACGACGGTTGTTGGGTTCGTTCACTTGAAGGTGAAATAGGGCAATACTTGAACGTAAAACATTGCATAGCTGTGGCAAACGGAACGCTAGGATTGGAGATAGCAGCTAAAGCCCTTATGCCTGAATGCGGTGAGGTCATTGTACCTTCGTTCACATTCGCTGCGACCCCACACGCATTGGCGTGGCAGGGATATAAGCCTGTTTTTGCAGACATCAATATGAGCACTCATGTTCTTGATCCCAATGATGTGGAAGCGAAAATCACTGACCGTACTATTGGCATTCTCGGTGTACACACTTGGGGTACTCCATGTGCTGTAGATGCGTTAACTGTAATAGCGAAAAAGCACGGCTTGAAGCTCTTTTTTGACTCTGCTCATGCGTTTAGTTGTAGTAGTATGTACGATGGTAGAAGTTCTGGAAGTTTTGGTTGTTGTGAAGTATTCTCATTTCACGCCACGAAGTTTTTCAACACAGTTGAGGGTGGTGCAATTACCACCAATGATGCTAGATTAGCTCAAAGGTTTAGAGAATTGCGGAACTTTGGGTTTGTTGGAGACGGTACGCACGAGGCATCCGATATTGGTATTAATGCCAAAATGAGTGAACTCCATGCTGCTGTGGGTGTGATAAACTTGGTGGAGATTGGGTCGTTTGTTACCCGCAATTTTGTGAACTATGCTGGATATATGCACGGTCTACAACATCCAAATCTGTGTGTCTATCCACATGAAGGTGGGAACTATCAATATGTGGTTATTGAACTGTTGAAAGGGGCACTGTCGGCAGACGTTTTAACTAAAGTGTTGCGTGCTGAGAATGTTCTAGCGAGACGCTATTTTTCACCGCCATGTCACAAGATGGTTCCATACAACCAGGAGGCGCATTTTCTACCAATAACTGATGTCGTCTCGGACAGGGTTTTTGTCCTACCAACCGGCATGTCAGTGGGGCAGCAGGATGTAGACAAAATCTGCGAGCTAATTCTATATTGTGTTGACAATGCAGAGGCGATTATGGAGAAAGTAACATGACAGATACACCTAAAAGGTCAGGTTTTATTGGTCGGGTTCTTGCAAAGATTCGTACAATGCTTAGTACACCACTTGTACCTGAGACTCAGCCGACTTCCGCTATCGGCGTTGTAGAAGACAACCTGGATATGCTCTCGAATCTTTTCTTCAATATCTCGACCAAGCGCGTGAATGTGTACATAGATACTGAGGAAATGGATGAAACCGTTGACGAGGTAACTTCAGCACTTGATATTCTGGCTGACAATGCTGTTAACTCGGAGCAAGGTGCTGGTCAATCTTTCATCCTTCACTATGTCGGCGTGCCTGAAGCTCTAGTGAATAACATAGAGCAAATGCTGGCACGCACTAGGTGGGCAGATAAAGCCTACTCGTTTGCTAGGCAGACTCTCAAATACGGTGACTGTTTTGTTCAGTTTGTCTTTGACAAACAATTCAATATTGTGCGCCTTATGGATATGCCTGCAAGCACTATGAGGCGAAATGAGGACAAACAGGGTTTGCTGCTGAATGGTAGTAAGCAGGGTGAATTTGCATTTGAGCAGTATGTCAATGCCGGTATGCAGTTTGTCGCTGGCTTTTATCCGTGGCAGATGGAACATATGCGATGGAATCGCGTTGGGGGTAGCAAGTATGGAACTTCGCTGCTCTTCACAGCACGTACAGCATGGAAAAAGTTGCAGGCAATGGAGGAAGCATTAGTAATTAACTGGCTTACTCGCGCCTTCGCTCGCTTACTATTTATCATTGACACCAGTGGTAAAGGGCCGATGGAATCCCTGCAAGCTATAGAAGACTTTAAACACACGCTGAGGACGCGTGATGTCGCTACTGATACAAAAGGCACGGAGCAACTATCAGTGGTCAAAGATGTCTACATTGCTAAGTCGTATCGTGAAATGGGAGGTCGTGTTCAGGAGGGTTTGACAGACGTTAAGGTACTAGATACCAGCAACACAGGATTCTGGAACTTGTCAGCAATTGAGTATTACCAGAACAAGATCATCACGTCACTGAAAGTTCCAAAGGCACACCTTGGCATAGAGCGTGACATCAATGCTAAGGCTACCTTGCAGCAACAGGATCGTAGATTTGCACGCACCGTCAGGCGTGTGCAATCAATGTTGAGCATGTCGATAGAGCATACCATTGATCTGCAATTGCTAATGTGGGGACTTGATCCTAACAGTGTGGAATACAAAATTGTGTGGCCGGCCCCTAGTTGGGAAGATGAACAGGAGAAGAGTGTCACCACGAAGAACTATGTTGATGCTGCTGCGGTAGCACTGAAGTTGGGTATCGTAGACCACACTTACATTCGTAGTAATTGGTTGGGTATGTCGCAGAAGGAGCTTAGGGAAATGAGTGGGTTGGAAAAAGATGTTGAGCCAGAAGCAGGGCCGAGGTCGAACGCTGATTAGTGAGGGATTTTGTTATGCCAGCGATGGTCAACGAAATGGGTAATCGCTACGAAAGATTGACGGTGCTGGAACGCACTCAAAACAACAGACATGGAGCAGCACAGTGGTTATGCAGATGTGATTGTGGAGAGTTAACCACTGCGCTTGGTAGTAGTCTCCGTTTTGGGAGGACGAAAAGTTGTGGATGTTTACACAAGGAAGCTGTGAGGCGTGTGGGCGTGTCCAACGTTGTTAATCGTGAAGGTCATAAATATGGCAGGTGGACTGTCATTAAAAGGTGTGGTTCTAATGGAAGTGGGCAGGCGGCTTGGTTGTGCAAATGTGACTGTGGAAAGGAGGGTGTCGTTACAGGTACTAACCTTCAATCAGGAACTTCTAAGAGCTGTGGATGTTTGCGGAGGGAAATTGTAAGAAGGTTACACACTTTACCTGAAGGCGAAGCAGCTTTTAACGCAGTTGTTAGTGTAATGGAGGGTAGTGCTAGGGTACGCGGTTACGAATGGCAGCTAACAAAAGAGCAAATTCGTTACCTTACCAAACAATCGTGTCATTATTGTGGGGATGCTCCATCACAGGTTTATAAAAACCCACGGGTAAATGGTAATTATGTCTACAACGGCCTAGACCGCGTTGACAACGACAAGGGTTATACAACTGATAATGTTGTGTCTTGTTGCTTTGTGTGTAATCGCGCAAAAAGCGTGATGACTTTGAAAGAGTTTAGATCGTGGGCCTTTAGGCTTTGTGAACACCTTGCTGGTTGTACGAGCTGGATGGACATGAGTCAAAAACAATTGAAAGAGCTTGAGGGAATAGAGAAGAACATAAAACCAGAACCGGAATCGGAACCAGAACCAGAATCAGACAACAAAGAGTGAGGTGAAACATGTTTATCAGTAAGAAGCAGTGGTTAGAGTTGTGGCAAGAGATACGTGGACAGGGCAGACACATTACGACACTTAACGAAGAGATGGGTGCTGTACAAGAGCACACCAAGTACATACCAGTGATGCGTAACAATATCAAGTGGCTTATGTGGTTAGTTTGTGCAATCTTTCTAGCAGTTCTCGCTGGTCTGCTTAAACAGTTCTTTGGGATATAGGAGGTATTGTAATGCCTTACAAAAAGGGAACGACACCACGACAGTTGAAAGGTAGAAACATTCCGCAGAGGTTTATGGACATCTTTATCAGCACGTACAACAGCTTGGTAGCAAAATACAAGGATGTTGGACGGCGTTTCAGGATTGCGTACTCTGCCATGAATAACGCGCTACGTAAGGCTGGCTATCGGACGGGTACAGACGGTAAATGGCACAAAGTCCGCAAGGGTGAAGCCTTTGCTTCTGTTCTTGAGGAACAAATCAATGAGGACATGATTGCTGGCATCTTTGGTCAGGGCATTGTTGCTGAAGAGCTTGCTTTGTCAGAGGCATTGAGCAGCGGGTTACATTACGAGGGAATTGCGCTGATAGACAATGTTATCAGTCAACAAGGCACAGGGTGCGAGCGTTTCTACTCACCGGAGTTCAATAATCTCTGCATGGAGAATACCAATGCTCATATGGTACTTGGGCACGCCATTACCATTTACAACAAGCACGGCAGTGCTTATGGTGGTCTATTCACAATGCCAACCAAGAATCCCGTTGGTAAGATTACCAAACCTATGTGGCGGGATGGTGAGGTAATTCGTTATGCGGCGTTCATTTCCCCTACATCGGAGGGAAAGGATTTGATTCAACTGTATTATGATGGCATAGTCAAAGAAACTTCGGTGCGCATGAATGAGGTCACAAGTTTTACACAACCAATAGAGGCAGATGGAGACGACGGTGAAAAAGAGACCACTGGTTATCTTGAGGTGATGATGAATGCAAAAATTATTGGGGTTGACTTTTGTGACGAAGCTGGTATAATTGGGGCAGGAATAACTAAGCCGGAAAATCTTGGTTTCGATTTTAGTGAGGAAAGTGAGGAAAGCGACATGGACTATAAAGAACTGACTCTGGAGCTTCTGGAGAGTAATGCAAAGGCGTTGCTGGACGAATACCTGACAAAACACTTGGACGCTGCAAAGGCAAAGATCGACGCGCTAACCACAGAAGTTGAGACACTGAAGGCTACTGTGCCTGATGTTGCACTCACAGAAAAGGTCACTGAATTGTCTGGTCTGCTTAGTGGAGCAAACAGTAAGGTAGCAGGGTTGGAACTTAATCTTGCTATTGAGAAGGCTTCGCAGCTTGGCCTTAGTTCTGTGATAGCAGATGTTTTGCGCGAGGAAGCAAAAAGCGTAGATGAGATTGCAGCCAAGTTGCCTGGGATTAAAGAGCGTGCAATGGCAACTTATCTAGCGTCTTTTGGAACAGAGGTTCGCCCACAAGGTGTGAGCAAAGACAGTGATGACGATGACAAGGATGATTTGAAACCGGACATTATAGACAAAAAGGAATTCACCGAAGCTCAAGAGGAAATGGCGGGATTCGCCAGTTCTGGATAACAC